TTCATGAAACTCACCAGACGCATTGACATAACTCCCCGTATTGCTCGCCTTAAAATACCCCCCGCTGGTGATGCGGGCGCGTTCTGCACCGTCCTTGTCAATCGTAAGGTTGCCCGACACGTCTGTGGTTAAGTTGTAAGTAGCAATCCCCGTGTAAGTCAAACCGAGCTGCTTATTTGTCGATTCAAACCTCGCTCTAGTGCCTGTGTCGGTTGTGCCCCCCACCAACAGATTGCCACCCTGCGTCAGCGTCATGGCTTGGCTGAACGTGATAGGTGCGCCTGCTGTGCCGGAGGGGGCGACAGACCATAAATGCCCAGAAGACGCTTGGGAATACAACATTGCACCAACACCTGAGCTCTTATATTTCCAGTTTGTGCTGTAGTAAGAGTTAAGGTTTAAAACCGTCCCAAGTCCGTTAGACGAAGAAACAGAACCAAGAGAGAACTCAAGAACTTTAGCGGTGTTGTCCCACGCACTCGGCACAACACCCAGACCTGCGTTACCCGCAGCATCAACAGTCACCCGATCAACACCGCCGGTCTGCAAACGCAAAGTGGTTGCGCTGTTGATTGTGGAAATGTTCACAGTGTCAAAGCTGCTGCTCGCTTCCCAGCGGCTTGTAGTGCTGTTGTAAATCAGCGTATTGCCATTAGCAGGGGAGGGGGCATAGACGTTGTGCAGCTCGTCAATTTCGTAGCCATTATCAACCTTGACGAATATCTCGCCTACACTTGCATGTACACGGACAACAAATCCAACAATAACAAGATGATTTGGTGCAACAGGTTTAACACGGGTATAACCTCCAGACACAGAAGTGGACAGGTAAAGCGTGTCCCCCTGCGTGAGTGCGTTTCCTTCTGAATCGGTGATTGTGTTCAATTTCCGAATCAAGCCGGAATTAAGAACAAAACCCTCGGCACCCGACGCAATGGATTCATCAACAAATCCGAACGTATGGTTTGACGTAGCTTCTGCATCTGCCCTGGCTCTATCAATCTTGATTCGGTTGCCCTGTGCCCCTGTAATTTGCACAACAGTCCCACGCGCCATTGTCGTAGCGGATCCGTTAAAGCAAAGTTCAAATTCGCTCTGACCGATCGGACAGGTAGAGTTGCCACCTTTTAGAGTGAGCATCAAAGTGCCGTCTCCATCGTCGTAATACAGGCGACGAGCAGCAGGTGATACAGGCGCAATCTGTGGAAAGTCTATGTAATCAAACTGGCGTGAATTGCCCGATTCAATCTCGGCTTTTGCATCAGTAGAGCCTAGCGACAGCGCAAGATCATTGATCGCCTGATTGATTGCAATTACATCGGTTGGCAAAAGATCATAGACCTCATCCATGATGCGCTCGAAAGCCTTGATTGCCTCATGGTTCGGCAAAAACTCTGCTAACTGATTGCGTGTGAGTGGTCGTTTTCTAGACATTTAGCGGCTCTATGACGGCTTCCAAGCGTGCCATTGATATGTGGGCATCACTTGTACCTTTGAAGCGCTGTATGCGCCAATTTCTCATGCTTCCTTGTTGCAGCCAGACAATGCGCTTTGTCGTATTTCCTGACGCGCCTACTTTTGCGAATCTCTCTTGGCTGTATGTTAAACCGTCGATTGAGTATGAAGTGCTGATCTGTGGCTCTGCTCCAATTGCAACACGGCCCGTAAGACTGACCAATTCAAGCGAATGAAGGATTGCTCCTCGACTTTCGTTGTAAATGATCTGGGTGCCAAACTCCCACGCCACGGCATTTCCGTAATGCGTCGAGATAGTTGAATCAATGTAGCCGTGGACAGCACTAGTAGGGTCACCTACTAGCCACTTGTTATAGCACCACACGAAGTTACGTGCTCGATATTGCCCAGTGCTCACAACACCGCTAGTCAGAATAAACCATACCGGTACGCCCAACTCCTTCGATGCGCCACCATCGTAAACAATCGTGCGATTCGGCAAATGGATGTACAGGAAATTGTGCGACTTGTACGAAACCGCTTCCATAACTGCCGTGGACAATTGCGCTTCTGTGTACTCTGACAGGATTTCGTCGATTTCACGGCTCGACAATTTCATGCTTTGACCGTTAGCGCCCATCCAGATAGAAACAGATTCATTCCGCCCACTGCCCATGAAGGCAATCGCATCGAGATACACGCAACAAGTATTTGTGCCAATTGCGCCGCGTTGAATTTGCGCTCCATCAATGCGACTGAATGGAAACAACTCACCGCCCACGTTATCGAAAACTTCGATTGTGTGACGGTTCAATGCGTACACCTCATTCCGAACTTTCAGCAATGCGACAACCGGATCCGGATCGGCTTCTGAGCTTCCGTATTTCAGAGGGTTTACTGCAAGTGGGTTATTCAATTCGGTGACAATCAAGAACTCACCATCAGTGGTCATAAAATAACCATCAACCCAAACCAAATCAACCACGGTTCCGATATCTGGGTCGGTAACTTGCGTGAATGTTGTTCCATCGTAGTAGTAAAGATTGCCACCAGAGGCAACCGCAAGCCTGTCGAATGAGTAATCAAACGTGACTTGTCCTGCCCCGCCAACATCGCCCAGGATAGTCGAAGCACCAAGCGAGTCGATGCTAACCAGCTTTGTACCCATCACGCGATAGCAAACGCCGTTCCACTCCATGCCGCCACGATCAACACCGACACCGGTACCAAGCTGCACAATGCCATCAGCAGGGCGCAAATAGCCCTCACTGATACCGTTTGATTTTGGGACAGGAACCAGATTGCGCGGGTATGAAGTGCGAAAATCAGGTTTGCTGTCAGTGTATATGCCTTGAACTATTGGAATTTGCATAATTTACCACTTGACATTGTTTACCACTTCGAGCGGTTACTCCACCAAGCCGCAGACATTTTGCCCTTGGCGATATTTTTTGCGTGTCTGGCCTTGAATGATTCCCGCCTAGTCTTATCGGCCTCCGATTCTCCTTCACGCTTTGGAGAACCAGAAGCCCCCTGCTGACCGAATCGAATTGTTTTGATTTTGTCGCCTTCCTTGGCAACAACCACATGCGATTTGGTCGGGTGCGACGGTGTGCGCTTGGGCTTATTAAACCCAGCGACACCGACTTTTTCTAGGCGAGAATCTTTTTTCATTCGATGCCGTAAATAGCTTTCACCTGCTGGATTACATCATCTTCGGCAGGCAACTCTTCGTCGTCCTTCCGTTCGATTTTGTAGGTTCCTGTGCGAGTGTCAGCGTCTTTGATAACAGTAACGTTTGCAAAAGCACAACCGTTAGAGCGAAAAATACTGTGAACAATAATTTGAGTTTTCATATCTTCTTTCATTACGGTGCGGTGTAGCCTTGGAAGTTGGCGCGAACGGTGCCAGCAACAGACAGGTTAGCGTTAAGTGCCGTGTTTGCAGTCGCTGTGATTTCAGTCGGGAACTGAATCAGAACAGGGTCGTTCACCGGCAAAGTAAATCTCCACCGCTCAGTGGCTCCGTCAAGAATGATCAATTCTGTAACAGCGGCACCAGTGTTGATCGCTTGCAGTGCTGTCAAATGGCGTTTAATGCCCGCTCCTGCTGCTGCTGCAATCGCAACTGCGGTTGTAGTTGTCAGTGCCAAAGAAGCGTTGAAACCTGCTTCTGGAATTGCGTAAGGCTTACTAATCTGTACGCCAACAGTGGTAGTGATAACGTCCGCTGTGTCGCCAGTTGCCACGGCAGTATAGTTAGCAGTAACAGCACGGCCTGCAATCCTGTTCGGGTTACCAGACACAGCAGCGTCATGAGCAGCAACACCAGCAACAGCGTTAGCAACGCCTGACAAAGTGACTGCCGGGGTTCCGGAAATGGTAGTAGTAAGGCTGTTATTCACGACAACAGGAACAGATGCCATTACGTCCGTGTTTGCCCTTGGCATAATTTCAACACGCTCACGCTCGTAATCAAAAATTCGAACGAACGAAATTCGCATCGAAGTGCGTTTGATGACTGCACCTGCGCATGGTGTCGAAACAAAATCAACTGGCGGCGTGACTGTCAAATACCACTCAAGCGTAAGCTGGTTTGTTGCTACGTTTCGAACACGCCAAGTACCATCCACACCGGCTGTCAGCCCGGAGGAAAAATC